TTGACTTCAGGCATGGTGTTGCTCCTAGGATTAGCGGTCGGTGCCGCTTTGGGTTGAGTGGTAAGTATGAAACTGGTTGGTGACAACGTCGAGATGTTTATCCGTTCAGCTGAGCTGTTAACCGCGAGGAGGGGTGTAACCAATGCGGGTGGTGGGGCGTGGTGGCTGGCGAGCCCTCTCGGGCTTGGCCTTGGGCTGTGGGTGGGTGAAGTGGTCGTCGCACGCCTTGCAGAACGAGCTGCCGAAGTCGGTAGGCTGCTCCTCGCAGCGCAGGCATAGGCTTGGGTCGTAGGGCTTCATGCGTGAGCCTCTCATCGTGTGATCTCTTCCCGGCGCATGAACTGCTCAAGTTGGCGGGTGCAGCCAGGGCACAGATGACTGAGCACGAACACGTTCACAGGCTGGCCAAAGGGGTCACGCACCTTGCCTACGAAGTTGAGCGAGCTGATGTCAGTCCACAACCGCTCCTGGTCTTTGTTGTAGCCCACGTTGGAGTCACGCTCGCTGGCGAAGCCGCAGCGGTCACAGAAGAGTTGGTAGGCATTGGTCATTGCTCACCCCTCCAGCTCAAATTTCCACTTGTTCTCGAAGGTCAGCTCCATCTCACGAGAGAAGCACTTGATGCCGAAGTGTGAAGGTGTGCGCTCATCGTTGTGGTAGTGAGCCTCTTCGATCTCCCACACGGAGCCAGTGTTGGTGTATACCACCTTGTCGCCCACACCTAAGTTGAAGAAGTCTTCCTTGGTCATGCGTCACCTCTGGAATTGAGCCGCGAGTGGGCTCGGTTTGGGTTTTACCTTCATCAGGTAGGCTCGCACCTGCGCAGCACTTGCTTTGAGCCACTTGTCCTTGTTGCGGACGATGAACAGCCGCTCGTTACCACCGGGCCACACAATGGGGGCACCACCCAACACTTGGGCGAAGTCCGCACGGGTCATGGCCTTGCCCAGCCCAGCAGCGGTCAGTTTGTGCCTACCCTCGGGGTCGTAAATGCGCAGCAGCTCACGCGACGAGTAAAGCTCGCAGGTGCTGTTGGGCAGGACCAGAGCAATGTTGTCCCGCAGTCTGCGGCACCAACCCTCAAGATCACTCTTACCCAGGTCAGTCATGGCCATCTTGGCTGTGGTCATCATGGCAGGTGTGTGGTCGAACCCTTCGAGACTCAGGTTGAGTAGGTAGTGGTGCAGTGCGTTACCACCCTCCTCTGAATCAGCCCAAGTCCTGATGGCACGACCCTCGGCCAACGCGATCTTCTCCCCCATGCAGTGCCAGATGAAGTTGCGCCGGTCATTGTCGTCCATGAAGAAGGCATCGAACTCATTGGTGGTGAAAATGTAGTTGATACAGTCCCGCACCTTGTAGCCTGGGATGTTCTTCTCGTTGATGACTGCCCAGTCGCGGGTAATCATCGTCTTGAACTCAGTGGCGTGTGAGCGCTTGTCTGAGCCGATGATGTCATCACCTAGTGCGAGCTGAACATGGGCCGCCCAACCGTTGAACTGAGAGGTGAGATCGTTGGTGCTGAGCTGGTGGAAGTTCTCCCCGTAGATACGCGACACCATGGATACCAGCAGCGACTTTCCAATCTGTGGCGCACCCAGCAGCACAGCCATGGAGAACATCTTCACCCCAGGGTGTTGGATCGGAAACGCGAGCCACTGCAGGAACCACTTCTTCGCGGCCTTGATCTCCTCCTTGGGCACCACGCAAGCGTCGAACAGGTTGTCGACCACCCGCAGGAACTTCGACACATCACCCTTCACAGGTGTGGTGCCCCACCCCGGCCATGTGTTGAATGTTGAAGCACAGAGCCGCTCTGCACCAGGGTTGTAGACAGCCTCGTTGGCCTCTCTGCGCATGGACCACTTGATCCACGCAGCTGCGAGGCTGACCTTCTTCTGCACCAGTGTGTTGTCCTTGTGGATCACACCCTCGCGGTAGTTGTGCTTGCCCTCGATGAGGTTGAAAGCGTCGAGTCCGATGATACGCCCGGTATCCAAGCAGCCCACACCTTGTGGTGAGTAGAGCAGCGTGTAGCGATCATTCATCTCGTGCAGAGGCTTGGCCATGGTAAGGCTGATGCGGGTAAGGTCGCGCATCTGCACGAACTCTGTGGGGTCAGGGTTAGCAACGAAGTAGTCGTCGAGCCCAGTCTTCCCCGGCTTCACTGATGGGAGGAACACGGTGTAGATGATGGCCCCACGCTCACACAGCTCCTCAGCCAAACGGTTGAGAGCCATGATGACCTTCTCGTTGGGCTGCCCATCATTGTCGTAGATGATGTAGACCTCCCGCTGCACCCAGTCCACAGCCTCCAGCTCGCGCAGAAACACACCACCTGACGCTTTGCTGGTGAAGTTCCACACACCACCCAAGCCAATGGTGGGGAAACCACGCTCACACGCCTTCGCAGCCTTGAACTCACCCTCGGTGATGTAGACGGTCTGCTTGGTGTCGGTGAGCACCGTGGACCAATCGCGGAGTGTGGGGAAGTAGGCACACACACCAGAACGCTCTGACTGTGCATAGCGCTGGACCTTACCTGCACTGTTGGGTGGTGGGTCAACAAGATATCTGAAGCGCTGGAACGCTGGCCATTTACTATGGGGAGTGAGTGGCTTGCCTGTGACGGGGTCCATGTAGCGCAGCCGCAGCGCAGGCAGCGACAAGAAGAGAGGGTCTACACCCTTGGTCTCTTCAGCGTCCAGCACTTCGATGTGCAGCTTCTTCGCATGCTCGTAGGTGAGTCCGTAGGCAGCAAGCTTCTCAGTGGCGAGAGACAAGCTTCGTGCGCTGGTCATCAGTCCACCCGCTGCACATGATCCACCAACACGGAGCCATCAGGCTCGGCACGTTTGCGGGAGAACTCACCACCGAGCACCGACAACATCTGGCCAACCAAAGCCTCGTTCATTTGCAGCGCAGCACTCAGCGCTCGGATGCCCACAAAGGGGGCCTCTCGAAGACACCGGGCGTCACCCTCGCGGGTGGTGGTCAGGACATAGAGCCTGGGTGGACGACCCATCTTCGCCATAGAAACTCCTTTGGGATTAAATACCCACAAAATAAGTCTCCTCCTGAAGGGGGTGGTGGTCAAGCCCTTTTGGAGGTGGGGGAGCACCACACTACAGCAAAACACTACAGATATCTGTGGTGCTCTCGGGGGTCAGAGTCAGCAACGGTGCGGATTTTTGTGGGCACTACAGAACACAGTAAAAACGACCCAACTTACTATACCTTTTATACCTTATTAAGTCTTATATATCTTCTTCTTCTCCTAGAATAAAGAAAAGAACTGTAGTGCTGTAGTGTTTATGCCTTTAGGCCGCACCAGTGCTGGATCTCTTCCCACTACAGCAGGGTCTGCTCATCTGTAGTTTACTGTGGTGAAAATAGCTGTAGATCCCCGCCGGTGCTGAGCTTGAGCCCTGTTTTGTTCTGTAGTGGCCCCTTGCTGTTGCTGTGGGTAAGCATGACACTTCGAGGTGGAGAATGCGCCTTGCCTATTGATGCCAACGGGTTGAACCCAAAGCAGCTCGCCTTCTGCCTTGAGTGGCTGAAGGATCGAAACGCTACCCAGGCTGCAATTAGAGCTGGCTACTCCATCGCTACGGCACACAGCACAGGACCAAGACTGCTGGAGCATGCTGGAGTCAAGAAATTTCTGGCCCAACGCACTGCACTTGCAGTAGCTGAGTCAGGTGTCGATGTTGCGCGGACGCTGAAGGAGATCCACAACGGTGCGTTCTTCGATCCGGCATCGTGCTACGCAGTGGATGGCACGCTGCTCCCCGTTCCACAGATGCCCGAGGTCGCACGCCGAGCACTTGCCTCCATCAAGCAGGTCGAGCTGTTCGAGTGGCAGGGTGAGGGTAAGGAGAAGCGCAAGGTGTGGATCGGCTACACCAAGGAAGTGAAGTTCGTGAGCAAGGAGGGCATGCTCACACTCACAGCTCGCAACCTGAGCATGCTGCACGACACGGTGACCATCAAGGACGATGACCGAGTCGCCAAGCTGCAAGCAGCCATCAGTCGTGCTGGCGGGGTGCGGTGATGGTGGTGCTGACGAAGCGCTCCAACTTGAAGAAGCAGCCGCTTCCAGCACCACCGACCCCAGCTCCCACTGTTGCACCGAAGGACTTCGAGGATGCGCTGACTGACTTCCTGGGCAGCTGCACACGAGATCCTCTGCGCTTCGTGATCGGCATCTTCCCGTGGGGTGAGAAGGGTACGGACCTTGAGGCGTTCACTGGCCCCGATGAGTGGCAGACCAAGATCCTGAAGGACATCAAGGATGGCCTGCTCAGCATCGAGGATGCGATCCGTGTGGCTGTGGCATCAGGTCATGGCATCGGCAAGTCAGCGCTCGTGAGCTGGATCATCCTGTGGGCCATGTCCACGAAGGAAGACACCAAGGGTGTGGTCACTGCGAACACAGAGAGCCAGCTGAAGACGAAGACCTGGGCAGAGCTGGCCAAGTGGCATCGCCTCTCGCTGAACATGCACTGGTTCGAGCACACCGCCACCGCGCTGATCAGCACCGTGCCTGGGCACGAGAAGACATGGCGCATCGACATGGTGCCCTGGTCCGAAAAGAACACCGAGGCCTTCGCAGGTCTGCACAACAAGTTCAAGCGTGTGCTGCTGATCTTCGACGAGGCCTCTGCCATCCCCGACACCATTTGGGAAGTGGCTGATGGTGCCCTCACGGACAGCGACACTGAGATCCTGCAGTTCGCATTCGGCAACCCTACGCGAGCTAAGGGCGCATTCCGTGATTGCTTCCGCCCTGGTAAGAAGAGCTGGAAGACCTACCAGATCGACAGCCGCACTGCTGCGATCACGAACAAGAAGTTCCTGCAGTCGCTGATCGATGAGTATGGGATCGACAGCGACCGAGTGAAGGTCCGTGTGCTGGGCCAGTTCCCATCACAGGATGTGAGCGCACTCTTCAGCGATGAAGAGGTCGAAGCTGCGATGAATCGTGTCTACACCGAGCGGGAGATCACACATGCCGCAAAGGTTCTCGGCGTCGATGTAGCACGGCAGGGTGGCGACGACAGCGTGATCTGCAAGCGTCAGGGTGTGCAGATGTATCCGCTTGAGAGCATGCACATTCCCGACACTCAGCTCGTGGCTGCGAAGGTCGTGGCCTGTGAGAAGAACTGGGAAGGCTGCGATGGCAGCTTCATCGACGCGACTGGTGGCTACGGTGTGGGCGTGATCGATGCCGCACGCATGATGGGGCACCAGTGCACTGAGGTCTACTTCAACGGCAAGGCCACCGACGAGCGCTACTTCAACAAGCGAAGTGAGATGGCCTTCGAGCTGCACAACTGGGTCAAGCGTGGAGGTGCGCTGCCCCGCGACCAGTTCCTGAAGGAGGAGCTGCTGGCCATCACCTACACCTACCAGGGCGACAAGTTCCGCATATGCGACAAGGACGACATCAAGGAAGAGATCGGGCGCAGCCCTGATCGTGCGGACGCAGCCATGCTGACCTTCGCCTATGCCGTAGCACCCAAGCCCAAGCACGACTCCCTCGCCGCACTGCAGCAGAAGTATCGGCAGCAGAAGCGGAAGTCCCTTGACTACGATCCACTGGAGGTTTGAATGTGTTTCGGTGGCCCCAAGATTCCAGCTGCAACACCACCTCCTGCCCAGGCCACGGAGCAAGATCCTGCGGTCTCTGCTGCCCTCGACGCTGATCGCAAGCGACGAGTTGCTGCGGGTGGCTACAACTCCACCATCCTCACGGGTGGGCTCGGTGTGCCCTCTGCTCCTTCCACTGCGCAGAACATGAAGACGTTGCTTGGTTCGTGATGGCGACCGCTACCGCAGGCCCCAACACCAAAGGCAACATCGAGAAGCGCAGCCGCGCAGCTGACAGCGTGGACCCAGTCACTGGAGAGTCCATCTCCATGCACTGCCAGCGCAGGCGCAGCAACCTGATCCAGGACCGCAGCAGCTTCGTGGGCCACTGGCAGCTGCTCAACAAGTTCATCATCCCTCGTGCTGCTCGGTTCTTCGTGTCCGAGAAGAACCAGACCGGAGCCAAGCGCAACGCAGCGATCATCAACAACACAGCCACGCTGGCACTGCGCACTGCGCAGGCTGGCATGATGAGCGGCATCACCAGCCCGAGCAGGCCATGGTTCAAGCTGTCCACCTCGCAGAACGACCTGAACAAGAAGCAGACCGTGAAGCTGTGGCTCGACAAGGTGCGCCAGCTCATGGTGGAGATTTTCCTCAAGAGCAACCTCTACACCACGCTGCCCTTGGTCTACAAGGATCTGCTTGTCTTCGGCA